TCTTATCCTCGTTGAACTTGTAAATGTCAAGTGCTTTGATCTGAGCATCCAAGTCTTTAGTAAGTTGAATTTCTTCAAGTTTATTCTCGTGATCTTGTTGCTTACCTTGCTGTTTAGCTTGCTCAACTTGCATTGCTGCTTGTGCTTGCATTTCCTGCATCTTCTCAGCTTGCTTCTGTTGTTCTTTAGCTGCAAGTCTAATCTTCTTGTGTATCTTCTCAGGTGACTCACCACGGGAGATTGCCATTACAAGATCAGAGATGATCTCAGAACCTTCACCTCTATTCTGACTGAGTGCTTGTAGTGCGAACTGAGCTACGTTACGTCTGTATGCTTCGTTATAAGTAGTGTCTTGTAGATAGATACCTAAGCCTTCGTGATCAAGCCATTCAGGTTTAATAGTTAGTAGCTTTCTTGTTCCGTCAGGAAGGATGTAATTAAGGTATGTCTCACCCTTCTCAGAGTTCTCCTCAAAATAAGTCTTGTAGTAGTTGGTAAACTGAATCAAGTACTCATTGATCAGACTCTTCATCAAGTCATTAAGAATGTGATAGTACAGTTCCAGCATTGTATAGCTAGAGCTTATTGCTTGTTGATTGTCAGTTACGTTAGAAGATGCTGTGTATTGTCCTACTGCTTGAGGAGGAATCAGCATATCTAAGCCAATCTGTTTATCAATCAACTCAAGTACTTGTTGAATACCAAGTATCTCGTTCATGCTACCTGCTACTTCTGCTTTGACTGGAGTAGTCTTCTGATGGTCAGGTATACCATTGAGAGTTGCAGTTGATTCGTAGTAAGAGTCACCAGTAGTTCTACGTAAGTGTTTCCAGATGGCTAGTTTATCAGCACCTTCATAGAGAGGTTTGCCATCAGCGTCTGTACCTAAGTCTGGAATCTTACTGACATCTATATTCTTGATATAACCTTCATACTTGGAGAGTTCTCGTAGTTCAAGGTCTTTTAGAAGAACGTATTCCATCATTCCTGACACACCACGTTCTACAATGGAGATTGGTTCTGCATTGAGTCCTGAGAAGATTCTACCTTTAAGACTTAGTTCAAAGTCGTAAGGGTTGTCAATGTTAAGTGGTTGATTAGGAACTTCACCACAGTCAACATAGATGTCAGTTTGGTATCTTGTACATCTGTAACGTCTAGGAATCATCAGAGATTCAGCGTAAGTCTTCTTACCAAAGTCATCTACCCATTCGTACCTGCTTGAGTCTTTTCCCCACTTGTTAGTGTAGAATACTTTAGTAGCATCTCTAGGAATAGGATAGCTGCTGTCTACTATATCTGCAATCTCATTTCCAAAATCATCAATACTTGTTAGATAGATTACTTCTTTGAAAGCTTTGAATTCAATGATTGTTTTCCAGAGAAGTCTGTTGGCATTGAGTCTGTGGTTATTGAGTTGACCTGTATTCTGTCCAATGAATCTATTATCAAAGTCTCGTCTAGCATACATCTCTTCAGCATGCATGTAGTTGAACTGATTCTGTGCTTTCCCAGAAGTAATGTCCCAACCTTCATTTGGAGTTACATTAGTTGAACCACCAAAGTCACCAAGTCGTTTTAGAGTCTGTTCTGGCACTTTATCCCACAGTTCTTCCATTGCTTGAGCTGTAGTGATTGGAGTTCTATACCACCAATAATCACCTTTCTCAATCTTAGTTACATCAGGAGATTTGTGGAAGCCAAGGTGAAGGTTATTGAATACTACTGGTTCTGGAATACCGTTGCGTTCCATGATTCCAATAAAGCACATGTCTGTACAAAGAGCGTGTTGAAAGATCAATCTTTTCAGTTCCTTGATCTCAAACTTGGTCTTGAAATAATCAATGACGCTGGAGTAGAACATTTCCATTTCAGACTTGAAGTTCTGTACATCAATCTCTTCTGGCTTAGTTCTCTGATCTTCTGGAACTTCTTCAATCATCTGTTGCATTGCTGCATCAATAGCTTCATTCAGGAGATTCGTCAGTTCTTCGTCTTTTACTTTATTGTCACGTTCACCAAGTAGGAGAATGTCAAAGTTGTCACCACGTTTCAGTAGTTCTCCCACTAAGAACATGTAGTACTTGTAGATTGGATTGAATACAGCTAATTCTCTATCTTCTGGAAAAGGTAATCTGAATAGTTCATTCTCAGGCTTACACAATTCCTTGAGGTGTTTCTTAATGTAAGTAAGGTCATTATTCACAATAGCGTAGATCATTCGATGCTTCTCGTAACTATCGTTGTAGGTAGCATGATAAGGAATGATTGAGTTCATTACTGTTTCAAACCACTTTCTGTCTTTGTTGCGTTCTATTAAGAGCATTTTTTAAGTTTTTAGTCAATCCGTCAAATATCCCTGAACTCTGCTTGTTGTTAGAATAATGTTCTAGTTCGTTGACTGCTAGAGGAAGACCTTGTAATGCAGATATACCATCAAAGTTTCCATCCATAGTAAATTGTCTCATTTGCTTGATTGTAAAGAGACAAGGTATAGTTTCAATAAGTAGTTTTCCTCCTATGTCTGTAAGCAGTAGGTCACGAAGTCCATCTAGTAGTGTAACCTTTGCAATCCTATTACTCACCATATAACCAGTCTGTGTAGCACTTCTTGAGTAGATGAATTGTCCTTGCTCAAACTGTGGACGTACACATAACAGACTAGCTTTCTTTTTCTTAATCATGTGACCTCTAAATCTATCTCCTCGGTTAGCTTCATACCACACTCCTCGTATTGGATTACCATAGAACTGTATCAGCTTTTCAAATACATCATTGTAGCCATCTACACCATTAGGATGACGACTAATCCATGTTGCTGCAATTTGGTACGAAGGTAAACCAAAGCTTTCGTACTTGGGATTCACAATTACATAGCTTGCTCCAAGTGACCCACCTTTATCTAACTCATCAGATACATAAGGGTCATGTAAGATTATTACAGCATCATTAGGAATTACACCATTTATCTTTAGCTTATCAGGATGAATGTAAATCATTACTTCACCGTGAGTAGGATCAGAAGGAGCTAAAGGCCAGTTGTAAATAGGTTTAGCTTCTGACAATGGTTTAATCCTGTAGTTGACTCCAGACTGTGTTCCAGAATCCCAGTAAAGCTCTATTGCTTGACCTATAGATTCATATAAATTATTTCTAATTAATTCTTTCTCACGTTCTTCTGCTTCTTTTTCAGGTAAATAACCACTAGACCCTCCCAACCACATGTCATCAATCTGAAGTGGTAAGTTCATCCTATGACTGATCAGCACCTGTGGGTCTGAAGCTAGTTTAGCTTTCTCACGTTCATTGTGATAGAACTCGTAAGCTTTTTCAAGATCAGTATTCCCATTCTCATCCTTGAATCGTTTGTCTACAAGTGGAGCAGGAAGAAAGAATGCATGACCATTAAAGTCTAAGAGATTGTAGTCTTTTGGGTGAGTAAAGATGTGTTTGGTGTATTGAATCAGTTCAATGTTACCAGATGTACCAATACCAATTTGAGAGCCAAACTGTATACCATCTGTAGCTACTACTGCATTGTTGGAACCCCAAGCCTCTTTAATCAGCTTCATAAGACCCATCTCTTCATAGACTACAGCAACACGACGACCACCAGCAGCAGATTCAGCACCTTCTTTCTTATTATCAGAATAGACAGTATGATAAAGCTTATCAAAATTACCAACCTTCTTCCAGTTGTTTCCTTTCTTTACATCTCTGTATTGAGTCCAAGGGTTCTTGTGGTTATTAGTCTTGAGAGAACCTTGCATATGTACATAGAATGGAGATGGTTCATAGTCTTCATCTTCTGGTTCACCATATACTCCAAACTTAGGAAGTTCAGAAAGCATTCTGATTGAAGACTCTACTTTGTCAAGGAACTCTGAACTCTTGGAAGATATACCAGAACCTACTTCTACTTCTGCTTTACCAATTGGGGCATCAGCATATCTAGCACCATGAAATACAAGCTCGTAAATAATAACCATACAAGCAATAGAGAAACTTTTACCACCACCCCTAGAACCCAGGATTACATGATTCTTGTTGGCATTGTGGTATAAAGGTCTACCAAGAGGTTGATCATGTATCTTAAAAAGGTATTCTCTTGGTGTGATAAACTTCTTTAAATCACCATTCTTGTTAATTAGAGGTAGTTTCTCATTGAGACGGAGATCATTAAACCTGTAGATGTCATAATTACAAGTATACTCATCATCATCTTCAAAGCCAGAGAAACCCATAGCTTCCATGATGTAATAAGCAAAGTGCCATTCAAGATCACGTATGTCAGGAGAGATGTCATGTCTGACCTTATTAACAGTATCTACAATAGTACAGTACTTAGCATAGAAACCTAATCTACCAGGAACATGTCGATAGCCACCAAACTGAGGGAACCAGATACCTTCAATACACCTCTTTCTCATCTCATTCCAAGCCTCTCTATATCTAGGGTCTTGTGGATGATATTTAGGAGCA